TAATCACCTAAAACACCATCGTTTAATATTAAATCTATTATATCTGTAGTTAGTAGTTGACCAGCATTTGTTAATGTTGTTGTTACAAAATTCTCTGTTCTTGCTGAAAAAGTAAGTGTTGCTACACCATTTGTTACAACATAAGCATAATTAGAGCTTGGTTGTACTTCATTATTTATATAAACAGTAAATTCACTAGAACTATCTGGTGTATATGGAAAAGTACTTGATATAGTGAATATAGATCTAGGAATATTACTATTAATAGTACCTTCTAAACCGTCCCATTGATACTTATTCTTATAATACTGTAAAGGTGTTGCTTGTAATAGTGACATATTTATTGTGATTTAAGTGTCGCTTGACTTTGTAGTGCTTGACTTGTTAAAGAAACTAAACCTGGATCTTTTATTTGAACACCAGCTAAACCAAGTATTGACATTATTAATATATTTTCTTCTGAAGGATGTAGTTCAAAATTTCTTGATCCTCGCGTTGTATTTCCAGAATATAAATCATTAGCACCTATTGTTATAATTAAGTTTGTATTACCTCCCATTCCAGAACCAGGGCTTACCATTATAGTCTCTCCAGCAACATATCCAGAACCAGCTGACACTACTTCTACGTTTGTTACAGCAGTACCCGCAACTGTTACAGTTATTGAAGCACCAGTTCCATTAGCACTATTTGTAGTGTAGTTTGTAGTTTCACCCGGTGTACCTGTATAAGTTCCGTTTGTAGCTCCTGATGCTATAGTTGTTCTTGTTGTTAAACCATTACTGGTTACAACTAAACCATCTGCTATATAATTATTAGAATCATAAATATTTGTTCCATATGTTGCGTTTGTTGTATAACCAAACCTTGGTGTTGTAGGTATTTTAATGTAATCTATAGATATAGTATCTGTTATTGTTGGCTCTACAACTATAGATGTTTCACCTAAAGCAGTTGTTGTTTTGTAATATATAGGAAAATCTTTTGAGGGTTTTGTTAATGGTGAAGATAGTATATATGCTAATTCATTTTTATCTATTTCTTCTAAAGATATTGTTTTGTTAATAATATTTAAATCTATAAGTTTAAATATATCGCTAGGTAGTTTGCTACCTGTGAGTGTAGAAGTTTTATAAAAAACCTCTATTTTTTCTTTAATTCTTTCTGGTAAATCAGCATAACCAGCATTTATTCTACCAAGTGTATCCATTGATAAAAATCTATTATATTCAGCAAAAGCTATCTCTAATAAGTTTAATTGAGCAATAGAAGCGTTTTTATTAAACTCATCTGGAGTTAAATAACCTCTCTGCTCTTTGTTTAATATTGATAAAACTGATTTGTATACCGTGTTTACGTTTATCATAATTTCTTTTTATTTATAAAGTGGTCACCTCATAGAGATGACCACTCTACAAAATGATTTATTTTAGTTTTTTCTCTATTGAGTTTAACACTTCTAGTCCTTCATCTGTTTTAAACCAAGCGGCTAAAGCAGTATAAGGGTGTTCATCAAAAGGAACTTCAAATAGTTTTCGTTTTTCATTTCCAACCATAAAAGTTCTTTGATCTTCACTTAATGAAAGTATACCAGCTTCAACAGCTTTTATACCTAAATTCCTAAGATGAATGTTATCGTCATTAGCTAATTCTAAGAATAATTTTGGATTTTCCCTAGCAAATATCAATGTATCTCTTCTAAGCTCCTTAGATTTCATCTTAGATACCTTAGAACCAATCTCAACACGCATTATAGCTTCCATTTGATCAACTGTCATTTCTGCAGCTGCATTTAATGCGTCTATTTCTAATTCAAATACATCTAAATCAGTTTCAGCATCTTTTTCGTTATCAACTTCTCTATAAGTTTTGTTCAAATCAGGATGATATATTGATAAGAATTTTTGAAGAACTGTATCTTCTTTATCAACGAATAAAAATCCATCTCTAAATATAATATGCCCAGGTCTTACTTTTCCTTTAAATTCATCTACAAAAGGTGTTTTTTGATTAATAGCATAAGCCATTTCTCTATTATAACCTTTTTCATTATCAAACCAATATAGGTTTTTTCTTTTCATTATTCTTACGATAGGTCTTTGACCTCCAGTGAGTTCATATAATCTATCTTTCATTTCCCATTTAGGGACTTGAGGTTTTTTAACCTCTGTTTTTGGTTGTTTTTCAACCTGTGGTTCTTTAACCACTTTTTTTGTTTTTTCCATGATATAATATAATTAAATAGTTTATAAAAGTAATAATTACCCCCGTATAAAATACGAGGGTAAGAATTACAGTGATTGATTATCTAAATAACACAAAGTTATTAGCACCTTGAGTTACAATACATCTTTCAGATAGATAATGTACTTTCATAGCATCAAGATCAGATGTTCTAGCACCTACAGATCCAGTTGTCCATGTTTTTAATTTTCTATCATCAGCTTGAGACGTTCTGTATCTTACGTGTAAGAAAGGACGTCTGATGTTTTTACCCATGTTCTCATCATACACAGTAGTAGTACCTGCAGGAACCATAATTCCGTCGATTTTACCAACTGTAGCACCATTGTTAACTAAGTATCTAGTAGACTTGTTGTTTAAGTATTTCCAATCAGTTTTATAGAAGTCATAAGACGCTCTTCTAAAACCAGAGAAACCTAAGTTTAAAGCCATATCCTCAGAGTTGTTAAACACACCATAGTGAGTTGTACCAGTCGTATGTGCGTTAACACCCGCTAGTAAATCATCCATAGCTAATGCAGATTCTCTGTTTAAGAAAAGCATGTTTTCAGATATACCACCTTGCTTATCTAGTTCTTGTAAAAGAACATCAAAGTCTTCTAAATCAGTAGTACCATCAAACATATCAGAACTTGCAATAAGTCCTCTGTTTTCTAATGCAGCGAATAAACCTTCAGAACCAGTACCTGTGATACCAGAACCTACTACTTTTTCTGCCTCCATCATTGACATCTCTAAGTAATCGTCAAATCTTTTTCTTGTGTCACCTTCAGACTTTAAGTACCATAAGTACCCAGATTGTCCAGCTTCACCAGAAACTTCAACCCAACCAATTGCAGCAGCATCAGATCCATTGATTTGATACTCATCTTTAATTATCATTGGTTTGTTTTCAAAAGACTTGAATTCAGCTTCTACACCACCACCAAGACCAGCAGTTCCTTTTTTGAAATCAGAACCGTATACGAAGAATCTAACTACTTTAGCAGTACCACTAACATTAGCAATATCTGAGAAGTTATTATATCCGTAAGGCTTGATAGTACAAGTAGTACCATCAGTAGCAGCTACTGTTACCTGTCCTTTAACGACAGTTACATTAGCACCATCTGTTACTTGACATACAACAGTTTGTCCTACACGAACTGACATTTTAATATCAGCACCAGCTTCGTTGTCAATATCTTTAGGATTTGCAACTGCACCGTTAGTTGTGTTTAGGATTGCTTTATAAGCCAAGTGTAATCTACCTTGTTCAGACCAAATTACTTGATCAGAAGACATAGGCATTTCTGCACCAACCATTGATAAGAATCCGCCGATAGATCTGTCTCCATATCTTTCAACTTCAGCTTCATAAAGGTCTGGCAGGTATTGTTGAGCCCATCCGTTATTACGAATGTCTAAGTAAGCACTCTCAAGTGTTACTTTGCTCTGAGCAGGCGTAACTAATCCATTAGCTAGCGTGCTCGCGTTAAAATTTACTAAAGCCATTTTATTTATTTTTTAAGTTTTGTTAATAATTTTTAAGTTTAAATTTAAGCTTAGAACTATCGTCACCGCTAATTGCTTTAACTTTTATACCTCCGGTATCAACAACGCCACTATCAGTTTTCCTAGAATCCATGTTTATATTTTTGGCTTTACTAGTTATACCTTTAATAGCGTCAGCTTTACCTTGCTCATAAAAGTGATTAGCAATAGCATCTGCGTTTTTACCTGCAAATAATGTTTTGTGGTAATCACTAGCATTCTTTAGTTGATAGTTTTCATCTATAAAAGGTTTCAACCATGTACTAAATTCACTTTGATTTTCCCTAACATCTTGCACGTCTTTAACATTGTAGCGATATTTCTTGTCTCCAACTTGAAAATCAAAACCTTTGAAATCTTCGTTAAATACTTTATCAGTCTCGTTGTTAAATACTGTTTTAGCTTTTTGTTGTAGTTCGTTTGCTTTAACTTGCTCTTTATTATAACGATCAAAGAAGTTAATAGCTTTCTGTTGTTCTTGGGTTAACTTAGATCCTAACTTAAGATCTTCGTAATATTTACCTTTCAAACCTTCCAGATGCTGTTTAGCTTCTGCAACCGCTTCTTTATAAGCAAGTTTTTTACGTTTTACGTCTCTTTCAGCATCAACATCTTCATCAACAAGAAATTTATCTTCAATTAAGAAGGAAACTTCTTCTTGAGTTAAATGTGGCTTAGTTTTTTGATAATATTCTCTTAACAAGTTATTATCATCAAAACTAGAATAATCCGTATTAAGGGCAACGTAGTCCTCAATCGTTCCACCAGTCTCATTCATAAACTTCACGAGTTTTTCAATATTCTCTGGTAGTTCCATTCCTGGAGTTTTTTCTTTTTCTACAGTTTCTTCAACCTTCTCCTTTTGTTCTTTTTTAGGTTTAGGTTTTTCATCTGTAATATCTTCTAGAATAGGTGTGTCTACTTTTTCTTCGACTTCCTCTTCTTTTTCTTTTTCATTACTTTTTTCGTCAGCTTGCTTTTCTTCCCGTATGGCACCTTTTTCTGTTTTAGGGTTAGACAAATCTACTTTATAATCTCCGTCCTCATTACGAGGAGTTTCTGGTTTTTCAACCTTTTCTGTAGTTTCTTCAACTACTTCTTGTGTAGTTTCTTCAACTACGTTTTCATTATTTTCTTCCATAATATAATATAATTAAATAATTGTTAAAATTTACCTGGGTTCAAATTGTTCTAATCCAAATCCGTCAAGATTATCAAAACCTTTAGATTCGAAGTTTTTAGGTCCAGTATTACCTTTTCTTTGTTCAATCAACTCACTTTGTTGACTTGCTTGTATTTTTGTTCTTTCGTCTTTACGATCTTCTTTACTATCCTCTTTATCCTTAGTCACTTGTAACTCCTGTTCTTTTAACTGCATGTTTAAATGAAATTCAAACTCCATTAATTCTTTTTTAATTGCAGCTTCTCTTTCCATCTTACTAATATCAAATTGACTTTGAGCTTGAGATATTTGAATTTTACTTTGAGCTAAAGCTTGTTCTTTTTGCATTTCAGCAGCAGCCGCAGCTTCAGCAGATTTAGCATTTGATTGTGTTTGTGCTTCTATATTTTGAAGTTGAATCATTCTATCATTCTCTTCTTTTTTACGTCTACGTATTTTCAGTAATTGATTAGCTAATTTAAGATTTCTAACTTCTCGTATATCAATAGCATCTTCTAAATTAATTCTTTCTTTTTGAAGAGCCATTTGAATATTATTTTCTAATAATTGTTTTTCTTCTTCATCAGGAGCTAATTCTAAATAAATCCCAAAATCATGTATATGTAAATCACTAATTTCCGTAAGAGTTGCTACATTGAATTTACCTAAGGTATTTAAGAATTGTTGCTTTGTATTAGAATATTCTAATATATCCGATATTCTAAGCGAAACGCACTCAGCTGTTTTCAATGTTAAATATAAACCAGCTTGTAGTATATGTCTTGTTGCTGTATTACTGTTTGCGGCAGCAAGTTTTTGCACACCAACCAAAGCATTAGCATCAGGTAAACTACCATCTCTAGCTTCATTAAGTCCAGTTACATCACGTAACATTTGCATATAATAATTATATGTTTGAATCAAACTAGCTATTTTTTGATTACCACCACTTGATTTTAATTCTTGAATAGGTACTTTACCTTGGTTGAAATCACCATCCTGTGTCATTGATCTACCAATAACACTACCAGTCTGGAAGTACATGTTTAGTGCTTCTTGTGGGTTGTAATTTGTACCGTTACCCAAATCAATTTCAGCAATACCATCAGCATCCATATAAACACCATCTGGTACTAATCTTGATAATACCTGTTGTAATTTTAAATGGGTTAATTGAATCATATCAGCAAAACTAGTCATTCTGCTAACTAAAGACTCGGGTCTACCTTGATAAATTCTAGGTGCTACTATTTGGTAAGACATATGGCATTTTGTTAAATCTGCTTTTGGTCTAGACATATTCTCTGCTAACTCCCATTTTAATATTCTTTCACCGCCAACTATTTTTGTCCCACAGTAAATAACCTCTATTGATCTATCTAATTTTTTAAATCTTGATCTATCATCTTTTGGTGGATTAAATGAATCATCTTTTTCTAAAGCTTTATCATTACCACTAGCTCCTTTTTTAATTTTATATACTTGATTCTTATATGTTTTATATTCAAAGTTTATAATTTGTACAAACTCATCACCGTTTTTTTGTTTTTTATAAAAATTTCCGCCAGTATCGTTGTTTTCTATTTCTTTTATATCTTGATCTGTTAAACTAGGAAATCTCTTTTTTAATTCTGATATAGATATTTTTTCAACCTCACCTACATAATATAAATCTTCAAAGTATGGTGATTCAGTATAAGAGTGAACAATACTACTAGGGTCAACGTAGTGTATATTAATACCATCTGAAACATTAAAAGAGTTTTTAACACATCCTATTCCTAAAACAGTAATATCATAATCTACTCTTTTCTTTAGTAAATCATAATTATTTAAAGCAAAAACATTATTTATAGCTTCTTCAGATGCTATTTCAATACTTTGTTTATAATCAAGTTGCATGTGTAATGATAACTCTTCATTTGATCCTGGAAGAGCTTGAGTCGGGATGTCAGATTTAAATAAAGAAACATTATTAGTTTGTTCAACATGCGTATAGAAATCTTTATTTTCCATATCACCAACAATATCTTCTATATATCTTGTTCTTTCAGCGGCTGCTACAGGGTCTTGAGAATAAGCTTTTAGCTCGTATGTTCTTTCCTGTATACCGTTTACTACTATATCTACAAATTTAGGTATAATAGGTACTGGTCTCCAGTCTAAATTAAGATAAGACAAATCACCATTAATAGACAATTCATCTTTATATTTTTGTACAGCTTGTTCTCCTCTAGCATATAATCTTAATTCATTATATCTTTGCTTAGAGTGTAAATATTTACTAGTACCAGAATCCTTTTTAA